TTTATGTGATGAATGACATTTCTACATCTTATATAATCAAATTTATCATCTGTATCTATTTTATATGAAATCGGATCAAAGTAATAGTCAACATATCCATATATGTCACATGTTTTAAAATCCTTACCAGGATTATACCCCGAGCCGAAATCTAATTTATTCATACTAAATAGTTGGTTCTGTATCGTAAATATTATTCAATACTAAAGGTTGTCTAATCGTTATTTTAGGCAATTTATCTAAACTTAATGATAATCTATTACCATAACCAAAATCACGTACCGTAGCTAATTCTTTAAACTTATCAGAATGTATTCTTCCCTTAACGATTCCGTATTTCTTTTCTAAATTAATAACAATAAAAATGTAATAACCATTAAATTCCTTATCAATAAACTCAATTAAATGTTTAGCTTTATGTTCTTCGCTAGTTTTAATATTAATGTTTTTAAAATCATATCCATTATCACCGTTTAATTTTAATTCAGTATCCATTTTCTGTTGTGTGAGTAACGAAAATGTCATTTCACCTAATATACCTACTAATTCATAATTAGGACTTAATTGTAAACATGATTTAAAATTCTTCTTTTGATTATGTCTTTCAGTAGCTAATTGTTCTGCTTTTTCCCAAACATGTTTTAATGATATCATTATTTCACTCATAAAATAATATTTCTTTTTTAACCAAATGGTTTCTTATTTATATGAAAAACATTACAGTTAGTCTTATCGTTAAAGAATTTTTTTAATTTTTTTATTTCTTAAAACTAATTTAGCTTCATCATAAAATTTTGAATAATCTGATTTTGGATTATACCCTGAACCGAAATCTAATCTATTCATATCTTTTTTATAATATCATTAATCTTATTATTCCTTTGTATAATAACAGCTTTTTTATAAAACTTTGGGTTATTATTTTTATTCCTTTTAAACCATTCAAATGACATTATACCGTAATTATTTTTACGGCAAAACTTTAAATAAAAATGATATGCTAAATTATTTAAATCTACCATTATTCGTTTCCTTTACAATGTATAATGTCGTCAAATGTAATTGTAATATCTCCGTTAGGCATAACTATAATATTATTATAGTCATAGTGATTTAGGTGTCTATAAACCCAAAATCTAAAGTTGTGTTCTCTACTGTAAAACACATTTTGGTGTGAGAATTTTTCCTCAACATAAGAATCATCAATAATATTGTTTTCTCTTAATAAAACTGTTGAATCATAATCTACAACTGCTGATAATCTTAAATCTTCACACAAAGTTAATTGTACGTTGTTTTTAGCACAGAAATCAACAACATGTCTTACATCTTCCACATTGTTTTCATCTAAGAAACAATTAACCCTGAAAGTATAAAAACCATCTTGTTTTAATTCTAATATTCTTTCTTCTATTTTGGGTGTAGATTTGTGTAATGAGAAAGTTAGGTGTGTGATACCAAACAGTTTGAGATCACGGTAGAAATCCATATCACCATAACCATTACTTGTTACTGATTTTCTAAATACTTGTGGATAATATCTATCCGCCAATTTAATTAATTCGATTGTTTCTTCTGGGAAATTAGATACTTCACCACCTTGAAAAGTAAAATAAACCGGCATAAATCCCTTTTCTTTTGATATTTTAAGAATATCTTCAAATTTATCCGGTGTTAATAAAACTGATTGCTTACTATCCTGATAACAAAAAGTGCAATTGCGATTGCACGTATAAGTTGATACCACCCTAACTCCTTCTGGGTTGTATAAATCAAGATGTTCTTGAATTTTTTCCGATAATGTCATTTAATAATCTTTTTAAAAATTAAACTATTCCTTCTTCTACAAGTTCTTCTGTGATTATAGATAATTGACCACAAGCTGCACCTGCTTCAATTTCTGTTTCAGTTGCTACTGCTACTGCATAATCATAACCTGCTTCTTCTAATTGATTCTTAATGTTTTCTGTAATGTTTTTCATTTCGATTATATTTATATTTTTGTTTTTATAATTCGTTTAATATATCTTCGATAGAATTTTGAAGTCTTTCTCCAATTTCTTCGTGGGCATTATACAATAATCTCTCTGATTGTTTCTTTATCATTTCTTTAATACGAGGATCATTAATATCAGCATCAAAATCATCGTCTAATAAATCAACTGTCTTATCTAATTCATCTAATAAAGCCTTTTCTATTTCTTCTAATGTTAAAGGCTTATGCCAAGGTGTATAATCATAATCATCATCTAATATAGATTTCTCTAAAACGGGTTTAATACTTTCTTCTACTGCTTCTTTCTTCTTACCTTTACACCAGCACCACTTTTTACCATCTTCTGTTTCAATAGTACCATCATCAACTAATTCATCCCAAGCTTTGTCAAAGTCTTTCTTACCATAAAGTTCTCTTAATGTAGAATCTTCTTTCCACATCTTCTTTAAGTATTCATCTTTAACTTCACCTTCGAACTTATCGAATATATCTTTTATAGTGTCTTTTGCATCTTTAGTTGTTAAACCTTCATTTACAAAATTTCCGTAATTTTTAATTGTTCTCATTTTTAATAATATTATTTTTTATTATATTTTTTACCAACCTGATTCTTGTAAATCATTAGAAAAATCTACCCAAATGTCATCACCACAAAAACCAACACCTAAATCTTCTAACATCCCAACTTCTAATTCTGGATACCACAATTTATTTAATATTTCATCATCACTTAAACCATCTGCTTCTTCATCAGTACTTAATATAATATCTATTAATGATTTATTAAAAAAATCGTGTGTTGGATAAGATTTTAATACTGTTTCAAAAAATTCTTTGTGTTCTGGATATTTTTCAATATATTCAAGTACAACACTATTTGGTGTTTTGGTACTTTCATTAAGAAAGTCATTATATTTTTTAATTCTACTCATTTTAATTAAATTATTTTTTACTTAATTATTTCTGATAAATCTACAAAATTTGACAGTACATCTTCCAAACCTTGACGAACACCATCACGACCTAATATATCAAGATAATCACCGGTCAATTCCTCCAATTTTGTTCTGAATTCACCCAATAATTCATAATTTAGTTCTTCGTTTAATTCAAAATCTTCAAATTTTTTAATACTATCCATTTTAATATCATTATTTTTTTAAATACATATTTAAGAAGTGTTCAGCAGTCTTATTGGGGAAAAAAGAAGGACTATCATTTGATGATTGGATATATCCAGTTAATTCCTTGAATTTATTGGTTGCTTCTTCTGATGGCATACCTTTAAGTTCATTTGCAAATCTTTTAAACAACCCGTGAACAAGCTCATCATTATTATTATGTAACATTTTAATGATTTCATCACCCCATGATGATATACTGTCTTTAATTGTCAATCCTTCATTTACAAATTCATTGAACTTTTTTATGTTTGCCATTTTAATATCATTGTTTTTTTACTTAATTATATATTATATATTAAATATTTATATTAAATTTTTGCCTTCAATAATACCATCACCCAAGTCATATTTATCACTTACACTATTAACGTTTATTGGTGATATCTTCACAAAGAATGACTTAGGGCTAAAATTAGATTTTAATATATTAATATCGAAATCTTCTTCTTTAACTAAGGTTAAATTGATGGTGGTTTTTAAAAAACTATCAGTTCTTATCTTACCAAGTTCTTCAAGAGTCAACTTATTCTTAAAAGGGATTAACCAATTTCTACTATCATCATCTGTTGAATGAACTGAAATTTGTAATGTGATATTATTCTTTATCCAAGAAAAATCACTTCCTGATATACCTATTGTTGATACATAGTGGTGTAAATTCGGGTATTTCTTATCTAATACTTCAATAGCTACCCTCATATTATCTATGTTAAGAAATGGTTCACCCATTCTTGTATAATTGATTTTAAATTCTTTTGATATTAAAGGATTGAAATCAGGATTCTGTGATACAACAAATTCCACCTGATCTATGATTTCTTGTGCAGTTAGGTTTCTCCATCGTTTCATTTGACCCGTTGCACAGAATTTACATCTTACTGGACATCCTGACATTACTGATACACCAACCATCCATCTTTCACTTCTATCGCCTAATTCATAGTTATCTAACATGTTT